AGTCAGCATCTGCAATGGTTAGTTCGCCAGCAGCTACCTGACGCAGAATTTCTGCGTAGTGGCGGTTGTCTGGGTCTTTTGGCACATTCATTAAAACACCATTAATCGTGGCATTAATGTTGTACTCAGCATCATCCACTGTTCCATCTGCGTTTTTTGATGCGCTATATTGTGCTGATGTGATGTTCATTTATAACTCCGCGTCCAGTGCAAATGCAGTAAGCCAAGTATAGTTACTATCGCTGTTACCCGACAAATTCATGTTTATGTGAGTATCTACAGTGCTTGTGTTTGCAAGGGCTGGCTTTCCAGACTCAAAACTTCCAGCCGAACCGCTTGTAAATGTAGCAGTAGGATTAGCTCTCATTGGAGTCGAATATGCAAGATGCTGTCTTCTGTTACTACTGGAATTGCCAGCAATATGATATGCATACATCAATCCACCTGACGGTATCACTTCATTAAAATACCGCTGACACCTAGCCAACTCATCGCCAAAGCTACGGTGTTTAAACGGCGTGGCCTGTTCGCCAACCTCAAGCTGGACGCCTGTGATGTAAAAGTCGTTGCTTGTACTGTCTAGCCAATTTACGTTATTACCACTGCCGTAATCACCAGACCCCCAAGTACCATTCGTACCATCATCAAAGTTACTGCCTAAAGCAAGGTTCCATATCACATACAAACCAATGCCGTTAGTTGTAAGCCAAGTTCCTGATGTGTCACCTGTTACTGTAATTGTTTTCTTTTCCCAAGTGTTAGCACTACTTATTGTAAAATCATTGGGGTTAAATCTGTCTGCCGCATTGTTCATAAAAACGACATTGTAAGTGCCTGTTTTATTAGAACGACACCAAAAAGATAATGTTATTGATTTTGCATCACTCGTTCCAAACATCAGATGAGCAACATTCTGCCCCTCTATCTTCTGAAAAAACTGGTAGAATTGAGCCGCACCTATTGATGTGTCTGCTGTAGTCACATCAAATTTCATGCTGTTTTTGAAACCTTCACCAGATGGAACTGTGGTGCTTTGTGATACAGTAACTGCGGCATCATCAGATGAACCTACTGCAAATCTATCTAAACCATAACCGCTTAAATCGGAATGAGATGTTCCCCGCTGTGCCACCTGCATCCCACCATTAATAATAAGGTTCTCATCACCCTGCGCCTGACCTGAACCAATCAGCGCGGCTAATTGTGCTGCTTTACTCATGCGAGGTCTCCGTGAACTGCGGCGCACTGCGGAACAGATGAAACACCGCCACTGCTTGTAAAAGTTTTCATTTTGAAGGAACTTGCACTTCTAGCAAAAACTCCCACAAATCTGTCTATTGCTGTTGGTTGAGGTTCATCAGCGGCAACGGTGATTGTATAATTTGTAATCATATTGTTCGTAAAAGTTGCGGTGTTATTATCCCCGTTGTCAGTGAAACTAGCAAAGTTAAAACTGTCACCGGCTGTAGCACCGCCGTCTAATTGTGCAACCCACGCCTTCGCACTACCATTGGCAACATACTCCATACCCACGCTGTTGTTCCCAGCGGCATCCTTCAGGGTGTTTACTCTTAGTTCGCTTGCCATTATGCTAGGTCTCCATGTGTTGCAACAATTACATAGTCCTCATCTCTACCAGAACCCCCAGATTCACGGGTGCCTAAACGAAACGCTGTCGTTGTTGGTGCGGCATCTGTGTTGCCAGTAGGGTTATTAAACATAGAAACAAACTGAACAGAATATGAACTATTCGTGTCGCAGTTCCCTACAGAAGCATAGTTTGCATCGGACATAGCATTTGTGAAATTTATCGTTACATCACCAGTACCACCGTCTGACAAACTGGTGACGTTATTGCTGCCCCGAACCGCAATAGTTCCAGTTCCATTAAGACTTACCCACGCCTTCGCCAACCCCTGCTGAAGATTAGTCGTGGTTGAGTTGCCCTCGCCAGTAACGCTAATAGAGCCAGCGGTGGTTACACCCTGCATTGCGTCTACTTTAAGAATACTAGCCATTATGCAAGGTCTCCGTGTGCTACCACCGCAGTGTAAGGGTCATCTTGCGGCGCTCCTGTCCCTGAAGTTGTATAACTATTGTGTGCAATCCTAGAAGCAGTGTCTGGTTGTGAAATAGCGGCTCTGTTGTAATTAGTTGTTGTCATAGAACCTATTGCCGTAGGGCTTGAACTACTAACAGTGTTGTATGTAGCGGTTCCCATTGCACTCACCAGATTAGCGTAAGAAGAGCCTGTTCCTCTATCTGTTGTCGTGGACACGTTAAATGAATCACGCTGTGCTGTATTAGCAAAATCGAACGTATTGTAAGCCTTCGCCGCACTTTGCTTAGTCAGTGCAACAGGGCCAGTGCCAGCCTTATCTGCAATAGTATCTACATTCAATACGCTGGTCATACGATACTCCAATATCCGTTAACAGTGACGGTGGCATTGTCCTGTGTGATAGGCCCAGCCGATACGCCATTCTCATCGCTGTCAATCGTGATGTCTGCCGTGATGGTCTGCCCATTCAAACGGATGATGCTGTTGTTGCCCTTGAAGGGATAGCGTGTGTCAGCCTCTGCCTTAGTGTACGAGTTTGCTACAGAGAATGTGTCATAGATAACCATCTCAACTACGTCATTGAGGCTTGTCCCTGTGACCAAGACTACTGTTGTACCTGTCGTGGCTGTATAGTCTGTACCGGGTTTGAGTAGAACACCATTCTGGTACACGTCCATATACAGGCTATCCTGATAGGTCAGTACCTTTGCATCTTGGTCACTGCCAGAGAAGCTAGTCTGTCCTGCTGTCGCTTGATATATAAAGCGATTGCGAACTCCTACTGATGGGGATTTACCTATGTATGGCATCTAATTATCCTGCTATCTCTGTTGCGCTAATGTATGAAATACCACGTTCATATCCAGAAGAACCAGCGTCCGTTGAACTTTTATTTATGTGTAAAGTAGCATTACCACCAGTAGTAACAACCCCTACTTTATAAGTTACCGAACTTGTCGTTGATGGTGTGTCAAAATACTGATAGACCGCAGTTGATGGGGTAGATGCGTTATCATCATCATAAAATGAAATGCAACTAGAAGAAATAACAGACGTTTGACCACTACCCGCAGGTGCTTTTAACACAGTGCTATCCCTAAAGAACATCCATGACCACTGGTAATCAGAAATACTGCCTTCAAAGAACACATGAGCCTGTAGTAATATTTTACTAGACGTTGCAGTAGGTGTAATTGATACCGTTAGGTCGGTTAAAGCAGTGTCTGTAGTATTTGTGATAGACGGTGATGCCGTACCAGTAAATTGTGTATGCTGGATTTGGATAATACCGCCAGTAGCGTATCCCCCTGCTCTTACTTTAGTTAATGCCACCGTCTATCTCCTTATGCGTAAGGGCTATCGCCAAGTACGCTTGTATCCCAAGCTGCCTTCAATGCTGCAATGTCTGAAGCACTGTCAATAGCAGAAGCAGCTGGTGCATCACGCAGGGCAGCTTTCTTAGTTACTGATGCTGCTTTTGCATCTGCGTCATCAGCTTCTAGTGCTTTCATGTACACTACGTCCTCTGCATCAAGCAGTGGTGCGCGAACCTCACGGATTTTGTCCTTGAAGATTGCTTTGGCTGCTGTCATGTCTTCTGAGATGACTGAGCCATTCAATGACCATGCACCACGGAAGTGACGGTCAGCAGGGACAGTTGCAGTTGAAGCATCAATCTGATTCCCGTCCTTATCTACGATGTATGTTTGTGCCATTAGGTTTCTCCTCTTAGGCTGCTAAATCAGTGACGCTAAGTTCTTCAGTAATCTTCCAAGCGTTGCGCCACTCACGTGTACCCGGAAGCTGTTCTTTACGGCATATAACCATTTTAGGTTTGTTGCCTTCATCCCAATTGCGCCACACATGCTGTGGGCAATCTTTCATAATTAGGTATTCTATAGCTTGCTCTTCTGTCATGGCCTCTACTGGCTTTGTGTTATGTAGCAAGTGTCCTCTGGTATGCTTTACAAAGTCAGGCTTTGCTTCATCTTTGGCTAGTTCCCAATATACCTGTACTGGTGGCAGGATACCGCCCTGTAGCGCACACGCCATCCAATTCGGGTCAGGCACGAGTATCTTAGCGCACTCATCAATGCTGTCCTCGTACACTACACGATAGTCTGACTGCACACCGTCTAGGTTTTCTTTTGCCCAGCATAGTCTGTCGAATAGGTGTGTGCCTTGAAATTCTGGTGTTTGCATTATGCTAAGTCTCCTAATACTACAGAATCCACCACAAAAAAGTCTCTTGCTGAACCAGATTCAAAGTGAGGTTGACGGCAAAACTGTCTGTAAGATGATGAATTTATAGGTCTAGCGGCGGTCAAAATACCTTCAGTTTCAAAAGTATTATTGTCCCCTTGCTTTCCATTTGTGGGAATAGCATATGAAGTATTTGTCATTGCCGATGAAACATTTATGGTGTAGTCGCCAGTGCCATTATCTGTCAGTCCACTGACATTTAGCGAGTCGCGAGAAGCAATAGTGCCAGTCCCGTTAAAGTTCACCCACGCCTTCGCACTACCATTCACAACGTACTGCGTATCAAGTGACCCAGCGGTGCTGTGTTCTAGGGTATCTGCTTTGATTTTTCCTAGTGCCATTATGCTAGGTCTCCATTAATTACAAACATGTTACCCGGTAAATCTTCTGTACCTGCTGTATGCAATGGACCACCTTTATATCTTGTCGCTGTGGTTGTTTTGTCGTTACCCATGGGTGTCAAAGCTCTGTTATAAGACGCTGGTTGAGGAAAACCCGTAGTCATGGTTGTATAATTGACAGCAGATGCCATTGCGTTTGTTAAACCCAAAGTATGGTCTCCCGTCCCATTATCTGTAAATGAACTGTGATTATGACTATCCCCAATAGCTGATGGGGTGCAATATACCCAAGCCTTTGTCAGCCCCTGCTGCAAGTTAGTGGTCGTGCTATTACCTTCACCTGTTACAAGGATAGACCCAGCGGTGCTTGTGCCAGTGAGTTTGTTTACTAGTATCTCACTCATGCTAGGTCCCCCATAACAGTAACAAACATAAAGTCTTGGTCCATAAGACCACCATTGTTATTTGCGTTTGCACCAAACCTTCCTTCAAGTTTTATATTACTTGTTTCTGGAGAGTTACCATCTCTTAAGTTCAAAGTGTTTCCACCCCTACTGGTAGTTGAAGTATCAACAGTTGCGGTGGTAAAAGCGTAAGTGCCATTTGACATCGAATTGGTGTATGAGGCCGTGTATTTTCCTGTAGCATCGTCTGTCATCCCGCTGACGTTGAATGAATCCCTAGATGCAGCACCAGAAGCAGTGCCATCAAAATTCACCCACATCTTCGCCGCACTCTGCTTAGTCAGCGTAGCCGCACCACCACTCGTGCTTTGTATGGTATCTGCTTTTAATGTACTCATAGCGTCACCAATGTCCCACCGCTTTCAACGGTTAATGTAACACCAGAAGCCACAGTAAACGGACCAGTTACGTTGGCGTTCTCTGTAGCTAAGATGGTTGTGTCTGCTGTAAGGGATTGTGCGTTAGTACGGAACAAGCCACCAGCCTTGAAGTTACCCTTGTTCTCAGCGGGTGGTGTGATTGTACCAGCTTGTGGGGCAAGGTAGTTTACGAAGATGTTGCCTGTACCAGAGGAAGGGGCAGCAGTGAATGTAAGTGTAGTGCCATCAGGAATGGTATAGGCTGCTGTATCCTGTACGACACCATCGACTGACACCAGTACGTCTTGCACAGAAGATACTGTGGTAGTCAGTGTAAATGTAGTATCGGAACCGTCACCATTAAAGCGTTGTACAGCTTTAGTAGCTTGATAAGAACCCGGAACTTTTTGACCAATATACGGCATACTTTATTCCTTATGAACTAATAGTATCGACTACGGAAACCCAAACATCTGCGCTTGATGCAGTATCACTCTTTACGTTGAGTATATCGCCAGATTGTAATACAACCTTTGCTCCACCATCCAATACCTGTAAGGCTGAACCTACTGGAATTGGGGCATCCTTAATGATAAAGTAATCATCAGTGCCACCTGCGCCAGTAATGTATACATCCATTAAGATTTGGGTAGTTGTAACATTAGCGATATTGATACCAATAAGAGCATCATCGGAGTTAGCAGTACGTAAAACGACCTCACTTGTACCAACATTCCGTGCAATGTTTCTTTCAAAATCCTGTGCCATTTCATCTCCTAATTAAGATAAGTATAATTATACCATACTTTTATTCATTTGTCAAGTGCTAAAGCGCAATCGCCATCGCCACTGCGAAACCAGCAGTTGCACCTGCAGATGGTAGGTTAGTCAATTGTGACCCATCTACTGCTGGTAGTCTAGCAGAACCATCTAGTTGTACAGCGTTATTAGCAGATGTACCTGCTGTTAATACTGCAGCAGAGCCTAGCCCCAATGAAGTACGTGCAGTACCTGCAGTCTCTAGTACGAAGTTAGAACCGTTACCTACGATAAAGCCACCATCAGTAACAGCTAAACCAGCAACATCTTGTAGTTGTGCATCTAGTCTTGCGTTAGCTACTGTGCCAGTAAGCTGTGCAGCATCAATGCTTTTGTTTGTAAGTGTCTGTGTAGCTGTAGTACCTACAATCTCCTGACTGCTACCTGCAGGTAATGTAAGTGTGTTAGTTACACCAGCAGAGTGTGGTTGTGGTTGAATTGTCTGTGCATGTGCATTGCTGCTTTCACAATAAAACTTTACCTGAGAAACTGCACCTGTGCCAGTACGAATGTCTACAAGACCATCTGATATAGTAACACCGCCACTAGAACCGTTACCATCAAGATTAACTTTACCAGAACCATTAGGCAGTAAGTTAATATTTCTATTAGATGATGATACTATTGACCTAGCTAATACATCTAAGTCACCACCTAGTTCTGGTGAAGTATCGTCTACAACTGCATTAATACCGCTACCTGCAGCAGTAATAGCAGATACAGAAACTTTACGTAAGGCGGTAGCTGAGTTATCGTACAACAATACTAAGTCATTAGTAGCATCTATAGTTGATTCTGCAGTCTGACCAGTAATTACTGTGGAATCTACAGCAATGTCATTAGCATTAGCAGTAATACCTGCACCACCAATGACGTTAAGTGTAACATCACCTGATGTACCACCACCTGTCATGCCTGTACCAGCAACTACAGAAGTAATGTCACCTACAGGTATAGCAGCTACTTCAGCATCTACATAAGCTTTAATTGATTGTTGGGTAGCAAGATGAGTGGCACTGTTAGATGCCATATTATCTTCATCTTTAATGGAAGTTCCACTTATTGTACCGTTTAGGACAGCACTTGTCAAGGTTTTATTTGTTAATGTTTTTGTACTTTGTGCTAGATAAGTATCAAACGTATCTACTGATGTCTGGCGCATTGTGCCATTATCATTAGTCAAGATACCGTCACCGCCAGCTACGGCTGTTGTACCTACAGTAGAGCCACCATCTGTCAGGTTAAGTTCTGCTGTTGTAGCTGTAACACCGTCAAGGATATTTAACTCAGCAGTAGTAGAGGTTACACCATCTAAGATATTTAGTTCTGCTGCTGTTGATGTAACGCCATCTAGTATGTTAAGTTCTGCAGTGGTTGCTGTTACACCATCCAAGATGTTCAACTCTGCTGCAGTAGCTGAGATAGCTGTACCATTAAAGTTAATAGCGTCTAAGTATGCAACACCATCTATGTACAGGTCTTTCCACTCTGCGCTAGAACTACCAATGTCACGAGTGTTATCACCATCTGGAATTAAATCTGCACCAAGAGTACCTGACACAATTACATTGCCCGGTAAAGTAACTGTACCTGAAACACTCATTGTGCCAGCTAGATTTAAATCTTTAAACTTTTTAGAACTAGAACCTAAATCAATATCGTTGTTAGTTGTAGGCTCAATGACACCATCTTTAACTACAAACTGTTCTGTGGATGTGCCGCTTACGTCAATATTAAATTCTACTTGGTTGTTTGTATCATCAACAACAACCTTGTTTTTAGGCGTGGCTACACCGGGGTCTCCAATCAAACCGATAACTGGACCTTCAGCGGCTGTACCATCGTGCTTGTGACCTGTTGTATTATTGAAACTACTTAGTAGTTGGTTAAACTCGTCATTACTGTCTGCTGCGGTGATAATATCGCCATCAGCAAAACTTGACTGTCTAGTATAACCTGCCATTTATTATCTCCTTGCGTCAGCTTGGAACTCTAGCTGAAATCCTTTTAATGAGTAGGGGGCTGAAGTGCCTCTATCGTTAACTCGTAGTGCTACAGCAAATCCACTACCTTCAATTGGCTGTCTTACTAATGGGTTTGACTGTCCACCGTAGGTAGCTGTACCGTATAGTGATGAACCGTAAATAGCTACCGCTGTAGCTGTGTCAAATGGGTAGGCTGCTGGTCTGGCTACGTTAGGTGCTTCGTAATCGTACCTAACAAATAAATCTGCGTTAACGGCTGCTTCAGGTGCGTAGTTAATAATCACTCGCTGGAATGATTTACGTATACCAGCATCGCCCATAGTCAAATCAGGTGAACGATATTTACCTGTTACATTGTTACCATCAAAGTCGTTGCCTTGTTCTTGACGATATACAAAACCATCAAACTCGCCATGTACTACAATGCTTTCACCACTAACAGTAATAAAGTCTGTGCTACTAGGGCGTATACCTAAGATATCAGCAAATTCAAAACTGTTATCTTTTCTTACACATATAACTCCTGTAGTCTTTGAACGTACTGTATTGGAGTTAGAAAAGAAAATGCGGTACTGGGTTTTATCAGGAATAACTACAGAGGCAAATTCATCTACGTCTGATACGCCAGCAAAGCGTTCCTGTATCTGTCGGCTAATTGTACCAAGTTCAACGTCACCGATGTTTGCAGTACCAGCAACAGTACGTAATCCGTCAGGCCCAAGAAAGATTATGTCTCCACCAAATTCCTGAATTGTTCTACCGTTAAGACAACCAATCTCTCGTGTCACAGGTTGCAATACAAAATCAGCAATAGTGTTGCCTACTAATTTAAATATGCGTTCTTCGCAAAATATAAACAACGAATCACGAAACGGAAACAAACCAGTTATGTTACTGTCTACGTTAATACTACCAGCACCATTAGCGGTACTAAAGTCTGTATCTGTATATGGTGCAGTAAATACTAACTCTTGTGGGTTACTAGACATGCCAGCAAAGAAAAGAGCATTCTTGTAACCTGTAACAAACTTAGGGTTAGCAGGTGCGCCTGTAGCATTAATATCCGTTACGGTAGTGTTATCGTACTTAGATGCATGATTAGCACCGTCTGCCCACACAATAAAGTCTGTACCGCCTAATGTATATCTAAAAAAAGTGTATACGCCAGCGTTGCTTCTACCTGTGTCAATCTGTGTCCAGCTACCTGTAGTACCACCCTTATGTACCTTACCACCCCGTGCAGCAATGATGTTGCCTTTGAAGTAAGCTGACATAAGTACAGCTTCTGATGCACTAGCATCTTGTGGTACAATATTAGGGTTCCATTTAGCGTAGCCAGAAATGCGTCTATAGCCACCTTGAATATCCGGCTCAAAATTAGTTAATTCAAGTGCCATTCCGGGCTGCATAGCAAAGGTTGATTGGTCAAGAACCAGCCCACCCTGACACGCGAATACAAACGGATTAAGGCCAGTTTCATCTGCCATGTTTTATCACCTTAAAATCCTGCGTTAATACCATACCCTTGTGAATAAGGTATATAGGTAGACCGTACATAGTCTGCTCTATTTAGAAGCAGTGTTTGCATTTGTTTAATGCCATCTTCAAATCGGGCAAAGTTAATACCATATTGTTGTGATTCACCCCGATACTGATATGAGTAAGCAGTAGCACCGTCAACTATAACCTGTCTAAACTGTTCTGGAATAAGTGGAACATCTGCGGCTGCAGCTAGTGCAGTAGGTTTAATAAAGTATTCGTACTTTAATTCGTATGCTTTGTCTGGATACGGAAACAATCCATAATTATTATCGGGTGTTCTAAATACAAACTTAGGAACACTGCCTACATTAGTAGTGGTTTCTTGATTAATATATTTTTGTGTATATTCTTTATAGTCAATAATGCGTAGAGTATTACCAGCAACAGCTAATGTTTCATCGCGGCTAATACGAAAAGTATCATAATCAATTGATTGTGTATTAGTAGGAGCAGTATATCTAGTTTGTCCTGCAACTAAAGTTTCTGTTTGTGTTACATGCGTAAAAGGCCAACCAAACTCTCTTTGATTGACATAGTTAATGGCATCATTTACTGCATTCTTACATTGAATTTGAAATCCTCTGGCTGTTGTAAAATTAGCAGCAGTCAAGACAACCTCATTCATACGAGCAATTACTTCGTTAGTGATGTCTAAATAATCATATGCCATTACAAATCCTTAAATGAACAGAGAAGTAAAGGGGCAAGTTGCCCTGCCCCCTTACATTAATCTTTAAGCAACGTCACGTGCTACTTCTTGAGCAGTCAAGTCACCTTCGTCAGTGCAATCCATGATTACAGCCCAGATACGCAGTTTACCAGTAGTAACTGCACCACCTGAAAGTGTAACCAGTTTAAGGTCAATGTTGTCATCAGCAACAGCCATCCGTGGAGAATAAGCTGCTGGGTTCTGTGCTACAACACCTGCTGCAGAAGTTCCGTCAAAACCATCGACAAAATCTTCAGCGGCAATCATGCCCAAGTCTACTGTAAGAGTAGAACCGTCAGAGGCAGTATCAACCTCAATACCTGCATTCATAACCATCATGCCTTTTTTAACAGCAATTACTGGAATGACATCGCCAGCGGCAAGTGCGCTACCTTTGTCAGACAGTGCTGTTGCAAAGTCAAATGTGGTCTGAACCATGTATGGATTACGCCCACGCTGCGAGTTGCCACGTGCGGCTTGGAGAGTGTTATCACCTAGTGCCATAATTCAATCTCCTCTACAGCAAGCAGTATTTGGCGTTAACAAGACCTTCAGGACGAAGAATCTTGCGACCATACAAATGCATACCACGGACAATATCAGCGAAGCTGTCCGGGTCGCGGTAAGTCTCAGTCTTGTTGATTTGGTCAGCAGTAGCGACTGATGAAGAATGACCAGCAACAATCATGCCGAAGTTATTAGCATTAGTTCCACCTGTAGTAGATGGACCTGTACCAATAGAAGGCAGGTTGTTAGAAACATGGACTTTAAAGCCATGCAGGTTATTCAAAATCAAACCATTCTGTAGACCAGAACCACCAAAGTCTGAATCAAACAAACGTGAGTCTTCGTCTTTCAGCAGTTCAACAAACACTGGGTCGATTACCAACCAACGACCTTGTGACTCTACGTTTTGCAAGTCAAGTTGACGAGCCATACGTGCAATCACAGTCAATGGGTTAGCTACGCCAGCAGTTGTTGGTACAGCTTCAGATGCGCGAGGCTTCAAGCCCACACAGTTAGCAGCGTTACCAGCATTAAAGTCAGCGGCTGTCAGCTTCATTGAAGTAAGAAGTTCATCATTTCCGGCTGTAGCAACAGCTTTAGTTCCGTTAACAATGTTGTTCGTTACATTAGCGTTACCACTAATTGCAGCTTGTTTGAAGCCAGTCAAGTAACCAAGAACGTCTTGGTCAAACTGGTCAGCTAGGCGGTATGCTGCACGGTTGCTTGAGAGAGACTCAAAGTTAACGTGCGAATGTGCTTCCTCAATGTCGTCAACTTTAAAAGCAAAGTAGTTAGCTTTGTCAACGGTGAGGGTGAAATCCTCATCATCAAGGTCTTGCGGGGTAATAGTTGTACCACGCTCGTATGCTTTGACAGTAATCTCAGGTTCTTTAATGATTTTAACTGAATCACCAAAGTTTGCGATTTCTCCAAAGTAGTCATTATTCGTAATTGCGTCACAAACAGCGGCCTTGCGGAATGCAAGCTGCACCTGTTTGGAGTAAATTACCGGGCTAAAATTACCATTAGGTAAGTTGTTGTAACCCGCTGCTCTTGGAAAAGCCATAATCCATCTCCTATTATTTTGGATTGTTACAGATGCAAACAGTACAATTCTTGGCAGAGGCTGTCTAACGTAGGGTGTACTTTGTATAAGAGTTGCAACTAATATACTCAGTAGGCCATGTTATTCAGGTAATCTTAAAGATTTTTGTCGTTTGCGGATTGGTATAGTAAGCAAGTAGCTAACCTGCTTACTTTACACATGACTATAGTTATACTTAAAAATAACTGTTTGTCAACTCTTTTTTATCTAGCAGAACCAGATAAATCATAGATGAACTTACCACTACGAATAGCTTCCATAATTTCATCTGCATGTTTCTCATACTCATGGGCAGACATCTTCTCTACCTGAGACTCACGTAAGTATGTAGAAGATTCATCTTCCTGTGGTTTATTACGTGTGTTCTTAGCTGTGACAGACTTAGCTGCATCTTTACCAGACTTAGACTTCTTAGCTTCAGCAATGCCCATGTCAGCTTTGTACAAATCAATTGCACGTGCAGCAGACCTAGCGTCATTGTCATTGTCATATAATGCATCCTGTACCCACTTAGGCTGTTCTTCTGCCCAATTGTGGAACTCATCGCTGTCTCTAATCTCATCAAAGTCAGGATGCATCTGCATCAATGCTGCTTCAGCCTTCTCTTTAGTAGCAGAAGTTTGCATCTCATCAATTGCCTTCATGCGTTCTTCTAGTGCAGTAGATTGCTCTGCTGCCTTCTTCATGGCAATTGTTTCTACGATAGCTGCTACATCTGGGTAGTCTGCTGCCCACTGCTCAATGTCTTCGTCAGACTTAGGCAGTTTCATTTCTTTCTTGGTAGCCTTTTCTAACTGGCTTTTCATTGCCGCTAGTTCAGCCTTAAACTCTTCAGCTTGCTTTTGTTGATGTCGGCGTAGGTCAGAGTAACGCTTCTTAAATGTTTTTTCTTCTGCGCTAGTAGGTTCAGCTTCTTCTGCCTCTACCTCTTCTGCCTCACCTGCATGTTCTTTCTTGAGTTGTTCCAGTTCTTCTTCGTCACGCTTAGTGCGTTCTTCTTGAGTGTATGGTTTATTCATAAATGCCACTTTAGGCGTAGTCTTCATGTCTTCTGCTAATAGTGTATCGTTCATTATCTATTCCTTTGTTGGGGCCGCTGTAGCCACACTGTCGGGTGTGGGGAGTGAGTAGCCAACTGATTGTAAGATTTAAGCCTCTTACGCAGCCTCTTGACGTACTTCCCTATATCTACCATGTACTGTGTAGATATTGTTTTCTGTATGTACATCAAAACTTTCACCGTCAATAACAATTGATACTGTGGGTGTCATGCGTTCTACATACTCAAGTGATGATACAGGAATACCATTAATGTTATCACCTACTACCAAGTCTTCTGGACGTGTCCATGTGCCATTTGCTAGTACAGGGTGGTCATTACTAATCTTGAGTTCGTTATTAATTGCGTAATAACCGCTACGCATATGCTTGTGTAGAACTTCTTTGACCTTGTAGTTATCAATCATGTCACCAACTTTGATATTAGTAACAAAATCAATTACGCCGTTAAGGTTAACTTTCATGTCTTCGGTTAGGCAATCTTCTTCTGACCCAAAACCTGTACTTGTTCCCGTGTCATCGACTCCGACACCACCCGCACTAGTATCATCCCCTGACCTTTCGCCGCTATCACCACCACCGTAATCTCTTGACCGTGCATTATACTCTGCTGCAATTGCCGCTGCCCTTGCTCTATTTTCTTGGTCTCGTTTTGCTTTATCCTCTAATGCTTTTGCGATAGCTTCAGCTTGTTTTTGTTTTGCTTCGGCTTTTTTAACCGCAGTAAGACCCGCTTGTGTAAATGCTCTTGATTTTGTTGGGTCTTGTACCCGTTTACCCGTTGTAGGGTCTACTATAGTATTAATAGGAACGCCGTTATTTGTAATACGTGCAGAACCATTAACAGGATTAGCGAGGTCATTGACTTCATTTCTAAAGGTTGCAGCATCTGCTCTAGCGACTTCAGCAGCTTGAGTAAAAGTCATTCCTTTTGCACGTTCATTAGGGGGTCTATTACCTGCATAATAATCTTTAATATCATTTAATGATTTATCTATAGTAGCCCTAGCTTGAGATGTATTCATTACTTTATTATACGCTGCTTCTACATCTTGACCCTTAACAGTAGCTGCATGTGCTGCTGCCATAGCATTACCTACTAAAGAAGCTTGAGCATCATTCATAAGTTGACCTCTGTTAGTTAATCCCATAGCATTTAATGAATCATTCATTGCAGTAAATCCATTTACACCAACATCTTTTAGGTTAAAATCCGTAATTCCTAATTCTTTAGTTATAGCAGATACCATACCAGAAAGTCCTAAAGAACCAGCTTGCGCACCAGCTTGTTTAAACGTAGCACCTCTAAGTTCTTCATTACTCCAACCAAATGCTTTACTACCACCAAAATAATCATTTGTTTTTGCAGCAGTGTCATAGATATTTCCTATGCCAACGGTTTTAGGTTTATCATCTTTTGACCCAAATAAACTAGCCATTGCTTCTGAAATAGAACCAACTTTAGCTGTACCTGTACCTGTGCTTACTGAATCATCTCTGTCACTGCCACCGTCACCTTGGGGTTGTTGTGTTGTCGTTGTTGTATCTACTAAAGGAGTATCCGTGGTAACATCTGTAGGTTTCTCTTGTTTTTTAAATCCTTCAGGTACAGGATAAATAGGCTTACCATTTATATGGGGTATCTGCATTGTCTGACCTGCATCATTAACGTATGTCACAAGTTCGTCATACTTACCGCCGCCCGTACCTACAAACTGACCAAAGGTAGGTATATTAGTAGCGGCAGTAGTAGGAGTGAAAGCTACCTGTGGTTGAGAACCCGGAACAACAGGAGCAACAGCTACGCCTACAGGTGGAGGTGTATAGCCTGTAGTTGGGCTTGGCGGTGGAGTATATCCAGCTATACCAGTTCCCGGTTGTTGTACCACACCACCTAAGTTAAACTCTTGTGGCTCACCGTCATCTTCCATATCAATGTCATCAATATCAAAAGGAAGATTATCTGGCATAATAGCTTCTTCACTATTACCCATTTGACCCATATCTTCCATGCGTTGTAAGCCCATTTTAGCTTCTTGGCGCATTTCCATAAGTTTTTCTAAACCAAAGTAACGCACTACGTCTGCAGGAAAAACAAATTCACCCTCACTTAGCTGGGCAGGAATGTCATCACGAACTTCTTCTTGTGTCGAACCCGGTGGTACATCATTACCAGATACAGGGTCTACTGTGCCGCCCTCATCCATAAGACCACCATCATCGAACATTTCCATTTGTTTTGACATTTCGTTCATAGTATTACCCTTCAGCGTTAGCTACGTCCTCACGTAATCGTTTAATCTTTCGTAGTACATCTATAGCACCCTGTGCTTTGTGTACCGTTACTATATTCTCAGATTGTTCTAGCACCTTATGATGTTGTGCTATCATGCTATCCAAATACTTACTGAAGTGGTCCCATTGGCGGTTGTTGCCCACCAGCGGCTTCAGCTTGTTGAGGAGTTCCCTGTTGTTGTCCATTACCACTAAATCCCTGTTCACCCGGTACAGGAGCCTGTCCCATACCTATATTGCCACCACCTGCACCTGTTGGGTCCATTGGGTTTACACCTGCTGGTGCTGCGCCTTCTGGTCCCGGTGCTGGTGCTTGAAACTGTTTCATAATCTCAGCTTGCAGTGCGGCCTCATCCATATTGTTGGTTACTTTGTCGGGGTCTAGTCCCATTGAGTTAGCTATCTCACGAATGATATATTGGAACTTCGCAAACGGTGCTAACGCTGGGCTGCTTGCTACTTGCAAGAATTGCATCAATCTCTGACTACGTACCTCTGTAGCCATCAGGCTTTCTGTTCCACGTGCCTTAACTTCTAAGTCACCCTTAATTTCAGGGTCAAAGTCAAACTGCATATTAAAACGAAACAGTCCTTCTCCTAGTGGACGCAGAAGATAGTCATCTACATTCTTAATAACTGTTTTAGTGCTGCCTTGCGCTGCACCCATAAGCATAGAAATACCAGAAGCTGTACGGCCTACGCCTGATACACCAGTCTGCCCATGTGCAAAGGATGGGAAGCCAGTGCTTTCATCTGCCAGTACACGTGCCTTATCAAACAGCATCATGTTTTCTTGTGACACATTAGGGAACTTAGTACCAAAGATAGCCTGTCCCGGTGCGCCGCCCTGCCTACGGAATATCTTGCCCGGATACAATGACAAGTCTTGGCCCGGTACTAGATTAGTTTCATCTACTTCTACAATCAAGTTGCCTGACAGTACAGCATTGTCTACAGCCATACGCATAAAGCCATTCATCAGTGTCTGCGTATCGTCCATGTTCTCAGCGATACCTACACCAAAGAATGAATAAGGGTTTAATTCATACGGCGCAGCATGGTATGGTATTTTAGCTGGCTTGAATGGGTTAAGAACCATACGCAGTAGCATACCATTACAAATCCACACATTAGCTTGTAGTTCGTCAAACTCTTTTAGTTCTTTCGGAATGTCGATGTCTTGCTCTTCAAGCATTTCGATATCAACCATACCCCAATACTCAAGAACTTCAAAACGGTCAATGCTTGTCTCAGGCGCATAATCAGAAAGGTCATCTTCCCAATACTTCTTATCATAGTTTTCACCCTGTGCAATAGCGGCATCAATTACCTGCGCACGGAAGTATGGACGCTTCTTGAGATTACGCAACTGTGTACGTGACATCTTGTGACGCTCAATTACATACTGCGCCTCATCCATGTTATTCGCATCTGGGTCAGGATAAAAATTCCAAACTGATACATGAGATACTTGTGGTACTGTTTTAAATAGTGGGTCATAGTTGCCATCCTCATCCCAATTAGGATACTCTTTATCTACGGCAAATGGACCTTTCATTACACCTGTACCAAAGAGTGCCATCTCAAATGCAGCATTACGTAAGTGTTTACTTGCACCTGACTCATCTAGTTGGTCATGTATTTTCTTTTGCATCTTCTTAGCTGCAATCATTGCAGGGCTAAATGCAATAGCTGTAGGTGTTTTGCCCGGACCTTCTTTTAGTTTATCTTGTACTGGCTCAAGTCTATTCTGCATTACGCCTAACTTTTCAGTTAGTGTGGTGGCAGTAGCACCCGGCTCTAAGTCACGTCCGTCACCAGCAAACCCATAAGGACTAACATTCTGGTCAGTCTGCATCTGCTCTGGTTCTTGAGGGTCAAAGTGTACATCCTCTACTACACCTTCAGGTAATCCTGTAGGGTCAATAGATAAAGGAAACTTGTTATTAGCAAACAGTACATCAGTAATCTGACCGTAAGCTGCTAGTGTTTTAGTCTTAGTTACTTTAATAAATACGCGAGACTTCTCAGCTTCAGTAAACTGTACATCATTACTATACAGTCCACGATAATTACGATAAGCACGTAGCCATCTATTCTCATCTTGTTCACGATAATCTTCAGAACGTAGGTAGCGACTTTGAATAAACGGAATAATAGAAGATACATCTGCGTCTTCTAATACAGTATCATCCGTATCTTCCAATGCAATTGCATCGTCCTCAATCATCATATCGTCATCGTTCATAATATATCCTTAATATCCAAAGGTTGCGTCTGCAACTGGCATACTATTTCTAGGTCCACCACGAGCGTCATAGTCAAATATACTAAATCGCGGTCTGCTCATTATACCATACCTTAACGCATCATACAAGTGGTCTTCAGCATTTGTATCCACGTCTTCCGGGTTTTTCTTGTCCAGCGGTATGGCGGGTAATTGGGACACGACATTTGTGCAAGAATTAAAGAAAACAAGTCTTGGCTCCTCTGTAAATTCGTCTACCTGTAAACGCCTATGTATTTCGTTCTTACCTGATATGCGACTACCACGGCTACGGTCTGACGGTCTCCACCGACAGCCCTTCATAATCATTTGCTCCGCAAGAGAAGGGCCAGTGTCACCACGCTTGTGCCAAAGAGAACTGTCCAAAACACCATACTTAATATTTCCATCACCAGCCTCTGCATCCAGTATCATATCTGCCAAATCTGTGGCAAGGACTTTAGATACGTAGAGTTCTCTATATACCACAAGTTGTTCATTAGGTGCAACAGCAAACCAGACAACGCCAGACTTGCTGCCGTAACCGTAATCGCAAGCCCTAAACTTAACCCAATTACTAGGTATATCAAAAGGCTCAATGACGTGAATGTTGCGGTCAAATTCCGTAAAAGCCGCACCTTCTTTAATATCCCAGTCTCCGTCAAGGAGTTGTCTTCTTTGCTGCTCTGGCATTGAGAGTAGCATGGCTTCGTAATCACCCGATTCCGCAAGGTATGGATTATCAGAAAGTCTTGCGGGTATAAATCTTCTTTTGTATAAAGGTCTTCCAGCCTTTGCGTGTCCTGCTGGGTATCTAAGAACTTCTCCTGTTTCAATATCGGTTGCATCGTAGG